ACGTAATTTTGGTATGGGCACTAAAAAACCTAAGTCTTAATCCAACACAAACATTTAGATTAACCCTGACAACGTCAGGGTTTTTCTTTATCCTTATAGTATAGGAACCGTGCGGAACCTATCTACTTATGTAGTTTGCGCCTGTAAAGGATTTTGCGATGTCTTCTCCAGAATTTAAGCCCTGGTGGACGAAGGTAAACGAATATTTAGCATTCCAAGAGAAACAAGAGTTTACTCAAGGAGCTAACGGTTTGAACCCTAACCTTCGACACGATGTATTAATGGGTATGCTTAGCTCAGGCTACATGAACGATAAATTCGAAAGACCGCAATCCCATACAGGTAAGAAGCCCTAGTGTTAGACTATTTAAAGCCCGCATTCGAAGCAGCTAAAAAGGACTTAGTTAAAGAATTAACTAAGCAGGTACGCGTCTACACTCAAAATCAAGGCTGGCCAGCTAATATTGCCAGTTCTCTTACTGTAAAACCTGGTAATAAAGCCTATAAAATTGATAGCGCTAAATACCGCACCCAAGTATTTGACTTAGAATACCAAGGCAAGCCAAATGTAGACAAAGGTACTCTTCGTCGATTTGGTAATATGAATAATGAATTTGGTAAAGTCTTTGTTATTTTGTTTAACGCCAGGATAGAAAAGGGTGGCAAATGACTTTTATTCTTGCTGAAGACGAAGCCCTTCGTAATAAGCTTCAAGGTATGACTGTTGCTGACCAAAAGTCAGATGGTCAGGATGTTCCTCGCCAAGTTCGTGTTTTCTTTGGCCAACCAGACCAGGAAATTACTGCTCAGGCGTACCCTTACGTTACCATCGATATGGTGGATATTCAGCGTGATAATGAACGTGAAATGCGTGGCCTAGTTAATCCAACATATTTGACTCCAGATGGAATTAACCCGGTAACTCAAGACTTTCTAGTTGATATTCCTATTCCTGTTTATATTGATTATCAGATTTCAACTTACTCTCGTCATCCCCGTCATGACCGAGCAATATTGGCGCAACTTTTAACTCAGAAGTTCCCTCTTAGATTTGGCTATCTAGAAATCCCAGAAAAGAGTGTTACTGTTGGTGATGTCACCACTAATACTATTACTATGAGACGTCTAGATGTCATGAACGTCGCCAAGCGTGACGTAACCGAGCAGGCAAAGCGCCTGTTCGTCAACGCAATCTCTGTACGAGTCTCATCCGAGGTAGTACAGGGTGTATTCCGCAAACTATACAATGTCGATACTGTTGAACTCAATAAGTCTTCAGACCTTGTTACCTGGCCTACTCCATCGAACCAGACCCCCGTGGGTCATATTACTATAACGGAATAATACGGACCCTGCTGAAATAACAACCCCCTAGTTAAGGAGAAAAAATGGCGACATATAATCGTCCTGGAGTTTATCTTAATGAACTTCCACTGGCTGCAGCCCCAGTAAATCTAGCTGCAACGGCTAACGCCGCAGGTGCTGTAATTGCAGCATTTGAGCGTGGCTCAGACCAGATTACTAAAGTAACGTCATGGTATGACTTTACTCAGCAATTTGGTGGTTACAACGCAAAATACCCTGCTACTTTTAGCATTGGTTCATTCTTTAAGAATGGTGGAAGTGAGCTTTATGTAAAGCGTATTTTCCCTGCTTCTTCAAAGAAAGTTGCAAAAAGCGCCGTTACTTTCACAGGTAACAGCGGAGGTACTCTATGTACTATTGCAGCTAAGCACCGTGGTGTAGATGGTAATAACATCCGCGTAGTAATTGTTGCATCAAAGACAGTTCGTCTAGATGGATATTACGACATCACTGTTTACTATGATGGAAACAACCCTACCACTAACTCCATTACTGACGACGTCATTGTAGAGCAGTTTAATGGAGTTATTTTCCATGATGCAACTTCTGGTGATTACGCTCCTACAGTACTAGCTTTTGGTTCTGATTTCATTAAGATTCTTGAAGGTATCGAAACCGAATACGACGCTGCTGGTGCGGTAATTTCACCTAAGGTAAACTACGTTGTTGCAAAGAATGTTCTTAACATTCCACAAGCAACAGTAATTAGCCTAGCAGGTGCCCCTACTCCTGATGTTGATTTTGTATACGGAGATTACACTGGTAATACTGTTTACAATCCTGCAGCAGCTGTTCCTGGTACTTTTGCAGTTTCTGATTGCTCTGTTTTCAAAGAGTTTGAAGTTATTGACCAGCCTCTAGTATTCTTCCTTCCAGATGTTGTTGGACGTGTTGCTGATACTGCTACTGGAAAGACTGCCACTCCAACTAACGTAGTTTACGATTACACAGCTAAGACTGCCAAGTTTACAACTGCAACTGCTCACCCGTTCTTAGTTGGAGAAACACTGACACTTAGCAGTTTAGCTGCTCCTACTTCAGTTGTTACTACTGGCACTGGAACTGCTACAACTACTAGTCTAGGAACTACAGTTACTGTAACTTCAACTTACCCTCTTAGTGTTGGTATGACTGTTACTGTTGCTAGCGGTACTGGTACTCTTCCAGCTAGTACAAAGATTGCTAGCATTACTGATGCTACTCACTTTGTTTTGGACAAGGCTCCAACGCTTGACCTAGCTGCTGCAACTCTGACTTTCAGCGGTCTTACTGCTGGTGGTGTTGTTGGTACTGGAGGAACAACTTCTCTTGGAACTACAGTTACTGTTAGCTCAACTGACGTACTTCGTGTAGGTATGGGTGTTACAATTACAAGTGGTACTGGAACTATTCCTACTGGAACTACTATTGCTAGCATCACTGACTCAACCCACTTTGTTCTAAGCGCTGCTCCTACAGTTAACCTTGCCACTGCTGTTTTGGCATTTACTGTACCAAGCCTGACCTTCTTGAATGCAAGTTGGACTACAACTGCTGTTACAACAACCAGTCCTTATACCTTTACAGTATCTGTGCCAACTAGTGGAGTTAACGACATTGGAAGTACTACAACTAGTTTAGGTTTAAGTGCTGGAACTGCATCATTTGATACTGGAAGTGGTTGGGGTATTGCTAAGGAAGTTTACAAGGCTCTACAGTATTGGACTGACACTGACAACTCTAGCAAGAGACACTTTGTTGTTATCGAGACTGCTCCTAGCCTAACTGTTGACGAAGCGCTATCACAAGCTGGTGACCTAAATGCAAGCAGCCGTTCTGCCGTATATTACCCACAGGTTTATATTAAAGACCCACTAGGTAAGTCTGGTAACGCTGTACGTAAGATAGGCCCTTCTGGTGCTGTAGCTGGTTTGTACCTTGCTACTGACCGTCGTGTAGGTCCTTTCAAGGCTGCTGCTGGTATTGACGCCGTCATTACTGATGCACTTGCTCTTGAACGTGCCTTTAGTCCATCAGAACTAGACAACCTAAACTCAGGAACAAGCTCTGCAGGTTCTAGAGTTGGTAAGGGTGTTGTAAATGCTATTCGCAACCTTCCAGGTGCCGGTGTAGTTGTAATGGGTGGTCGTACACTGCTTCAAGACAACACTGCAAACAAGTACATCAACATGCGTCGTTCATTGTCTTATATTGAAAAGCGTCTAAATGACCTATCTCTATTTGCGCTATTTGAGAACAATACTGAAACCCTATGGGCTCGCCTCATTACTGTACTGGGTGTATTCCTAAACGACTACCGCAACCAAGGTGGTCTACGTGGAACTACTCCTGACCAATCTTTCTACATCAAGTGTGATGGAGAAAACAACACAAACATGACAATCGAAGCAGGTGAGGTTCACATTGAAATTGGTGTGGCTCTTGAATACCCTGCAGAGTTTGTTGTTATCAACCTCAGTCAAAAGACTGCAGAATAACCAAAGGAGAAATAATAAATGGCTGGACCAACTATTATCAACAACCGTTCAACTCTTGAGACCGACCCAATCAGAAACTTTAGGTTCCTGGTTACCTTCAAGCCACTTACTGGTGGTAACGCAGGTGGCGGTTCTTGGTTGAAGACCCCAAAGGTGACTGTCGGCTTCACATCAGTATCGGGTTTGTCAGTTACTACTGACTCAATCCCTTACCGTGAAGGTGGCTACAACACCACTGTTCACCAGATTCCTGGCCAGACAACCTTCTCACCAATTACTTTGCAGCGCGGTGTCGTAATGGGCACCCCACAGCACTGGGATTGGATGCGTAAGTTGTTTGCTACCGTTCAAAACGGTACCACTGCCAAGCGGGGTGAAAACTTCCGTTGTGACCTAGAAATTGAAGTGCTATCGCACCCAATTGCTGGTTCTGGTGGAAGCAACGTAGAGCTAACTACAGCTAACTACAAAGACCACGTTTCAGCACGTTTCCAGGTATACAACTGCTGGCCAACAGCCGTTGCTTATTCTGACCTAAACGCTGGTGACAACGCTTTGTTCGTAGAACAGATGACTCTTGTTCATGAAGGTTTTGACATGAACTGGGCTACTGACCTAACAACTGCTGGTTCTGCTCCAAAATTTAAGTAAATAGACAAAGGATAATTATATGGAAAACAATATGCAAACCGCAAGTGGTGCTGAACTTAACAACGACCTTATTAGTAAAGTACTACAAAGCACAGAACAACAAAATACCGCCCCACTAATTATCAATACTCCTTCGGATACCTTGGTGAACCTCCCTGCTGGATTTGTTACTCCAGCTGGGGAGGTCATCAAGACCGCTGAAGTTCGTGAATTAAATGGTAAAGATGAAGAGGTTATTGGTAAAGCCAATAACATTGGAAAAGCTTTTAATACAATTCTAAACCGTGCTGTAGTTAAACTGGGAGACTTGCAAATAACAGAGCCTCTTCTTGATTCCTTGCTCTCAGGTGACCGTGATGCACTTATGTTAGGGATTTTTAAGGCTACTTTTGGTAAAGTAACTGAAGTTTCTACATACTGTGGTGGTTGTAACGACTTTAAAGATGTAGAAATAGATGTTGACCGTGATATTAAAGTTAAGATTTTAGTTGATTCGGTTGTAGACCGTGTGTTTACTGTTCAAGGTAAATCAAGTGTTTATGAAGTCACCCTTCCTACTGGAGTTGTGCAAAAAGAATTGGCAACAAGTAATGACCGTAATGGAGCAGAACTTACTACGCTTCTACTTCAACACACTATTCTTGAAATTGATGGCAAACCTGTTATGGGTAAAGCTCAGGTTCAAGCAATTGGCCTAGTTGACCGTAAGAAAATTGGTGACGAGATTGCAAAACGTATTCCTGGCCCACAGTTTGACGATATTGTTATTGACTGCTCAGACTGTGAAGGAAAGGTAGTGGTTCCAATTAATCTTGGAACTTTGTTTCGCTTCTAAAGTAGCACACTACTATAAGTTAATGTCTGATTGGATGGCATTATCTGTAAGTTTTACCGGGTGGACTCTAAATGAAATTAAAGAGTTGACTCCTAGGGAAAGAGCTAATTGGCTAGAAATGGCCAAAGCTGCTGGAAAGTTAGTAAGGACTTAATATGGCTGATAGTTTAGAAGGCCTGGTATCTAGGCTTAAACAGGCTGAGAAGGTTATTGACAACCTAGTTAAGAAGTCTGGGCAAGTTAATGACAACTTAAACGGTGTTGGTGGCAAGGGTGCCAAGGGCGGAAACAAGAGCAGCGAAAAGGGTGCCAACGGCTTGGCCGGTAGTAAAACTATGCCTTCTGCTAAAGACATGAACGTCAACAAGGCCGGCAATGATACTAAAAGTATGCCTAGCGTTGAAAGTATGCCTAAGGCAGGCGATGCTTTTGATTTAGCTAGAGGGGCTGGAAAAACAGTCGGCACTATGGGCCGCGGCATGGGTAAACTGATGGGGTATGGTCAGTATGAACGAAGTGGTGCTGAAGGGCCTATAGGTAAAGACCAGTTTGAAAAGGTTCAAAAACGACAAGAGTTGATGAAGTCTGCATCTCGTTTGAGCCAAGGATTAATGACCGACAAGAACTATGAAAGATATAGCAAACTGAGCCCTGAGTCTCAGGCTAATATTACTAGCAGCATGTATGGCCTTTCAGACACCGTAAAACTTATGCAGGGTATGCAAAATGCTGTAAACACTTTCCTTCCTGGTGTTAAAGATGTAATGGATAGAGCAACTGGGTACTATAATGCTGGTATCTATAGCGGAACTAAGCCTGGAGACCTTTCTAATAGAACATTTGGAAAGCTTAGTGCCATGTCTGCGATTACTTCTCCAGGTTCAGATGCTGAAGTTGCTCAGTATCTAGCTTCTAGAGGGATGTCTTCAAACCAAGATGTTTATGGTCAAACCATGAATACAATTGGTAATGCTGCTCGTTATATGAACATTTCAAACGAAGATGCGGCCTCTTCTATTGAGGGGCTGACTTCAGCTAAGGGAGCTGCAACTACCCTACAGAATTTTGGTATTTATACTGCTGATTTGTCTACTGGAAAAGAAAAGACTCAGGGACAGATTTTTGAGGAATTGGCGCAACGTCTTACTGCAGGACGAGGACAGGCTAACCAAGAACAAACTATGGCATCTATTCGTAGGGGTTCTCTTGGAGTAACTATTGACTCGTTCTTTAGTGGCGATAAGCAGGGCGCTCAAATGTTTAAACAATACATGATGGATAGAGCTACTGGTGGAAATAAAGTTGACCTATCTTCTTCTACAGATGTTACTAATGGTTTAGCATCTAAAAACCCATTAGCCTCTCAAATGGCTATAGATACCTCAGGAACAGCAGCAATGAATGAGGCACAAGCTAGTTATATTGAGGGAATTAACAGAGCTAGTCTAGCGTTGCAAGGTTTAAACGCTGTTGCTGGTGGCCTATCTCACGTTCTTGGTGGAGCTAGTGCCATGCTTCAAACTCTATTTGGTGCTAATACTACAAAGGGTTTGATTGGTGGAGTTAATACTGCTGTTGACTTTACTAGTAAAGGTCTAGGGGCAATTGGCCAAGGCTTAATGGCTATGGATGCCCTTAACCCTGCCCCTGCACTTACTGAAATGGGAATCATTGCTGGTAGCATGGGTGCCAGCATGGGTATCGCTTTAGGAAGTACAGCAGGAGCTGCTTTACTAGGTGGTTTTGGTGGTTTTGGTGCAAGCAACACACTTGGAACTAGTGGTTCTGTAGGAACTGGTGGTTCTGGTGGAGGTACCGGAGGTGGTGGCGGTAGGGGACTATTTGATATTTCTTATGTTTCAAGCGGGCATAAAGTAAACGAAGCTTTAGGTACATCAAGAACAGATGAAAAAGGCCTAAAACACACTCACGGTGGAACAGACTATAACTATAACATTGGTGATGATGTAAGGGCTGTGGCTGATGGTGTTGTTTTAATTGCGGTAGATAGCCACAATTCACAAGATGCTACTGGTAATAGTCTTGGAAATTATATTACTATTGTACACAGTGGTGGAGATGGTGAATACACCTCTATATATGGTCACTTATCTGAAGTTAAAGTAAAAGCAAATGATACTGTAACTAAAGGCCAAGTTATTGGTAAGGCTGGAAACACTGGGCGCACTGAGCCTCTTGGACCTGCTGGTGCTCACCTCCACTTTGAAATTCGTAAGGGACGCCAGACTGTAGCAGGTGTGGGTACATCCGTAAACCCCGATAGCGCAGGCAGCATTCAAAGTAGCGGTATGGGATTAGAGGGCCTATTAAATGGCTCAAGCCAAGGTGCATCTCTTAAAGC